ACTAGACAAAGTTAGAATCTGAGTATAGTTAGACTTTATTAATGGATTGGACAGATCAGGATTCGCGTGAGTGGAGCAAAACTTGGGCTATGCCCCATATGCAAAAGGGGCTTAAGTTTATCTCCAAACGGGTTCGTCCGAAGCGGAGCAGTAGTCCTGTGGCGCAGGGTTTTGATCTGTCGCCAGTGTTCATTAAGAGCGCGGGTTTTTATGAGGGCAGTCAAGAGGTTGTGGATCTCATTGAAACCTTGGGGCAGGGACAGGTAAATAAACCCAAATTTGACTTGCCAGAACCCTTCTCTCATATAACTTCAGAAGAAACCAACTAACATAACTAATATACTATTATGGCCGATATCCTCAATTCAGCCCTCACGGGTGAAGCAGACTTTGCTGGCACAATCTTTGGCGGCAAAAATCAAGAACCTGTAGAGCCCACTCCGAGTGAGACGCCCGCTCCCGAAACCCAGCAAGAAGAGCCAAAGCCCGCCGCCGAAACCCCGAAAGAGGAAGCTCCCAAGGCGGAGAAAAAAGCTCCCGTTAAGGCGGAGCCCAAGGCCAAGGCAACCAAGGAAGAGGTAGAGAAGAAGGTTGCAGATATTACCAAGGAAGTGTCTTCGGAGAACACTACAGAGAAATCAAATGAAAATACCTCAGATGATGATCTCCCGCTAAATCCCCACTTTGCCGATAAACCCATCTCAGATAAGCCCGAAGGGGACGATTCTGAGAAGGGAATCTCAAGCTGGAAAGAGATCAAAAGCGAAATGAAAAAGGCTCGCGAGGAGCGGGATCGCCTCAAGGCCGAACTGGATGCCACCAAAGAGAAGGTGGGTAAATATGAAGGCGAAACAGTCAAGACCCTTCAGGAGGAGCTAGAGAGCTACAAAACCCGCATGGCAGAGCTTAATCGCGAGCTAAAGGCGGCAAACTTTGAGCGAAGCCCCGAATACATCGAAACCATCAAAAAGCCACTCAGTGGCCTTCAGGGCGATTTGAAAGCCATCGCAGAAGCCAATGACGCAGACTTCTCTAAGCTCTGGCAAGCCATCAGTGAGCCCGATGCCCGTAAACGCATCGACTCCTTGGAAGATTTGACTAGCGACTTTAAGCGCATGGAGCAGTTGTCCATCGTCAAGATGGCCGATAAATACCATGAACTGGCTCAATACCATGAACGATTCCAGAACGAGGCCGAATCCCTTGCCGAGGCTGAAAACGCCCGAAAGGCCCAATCTGAGCAGGAGTTTATCGAGAACGACCAAAGGCTCCAGAAGGCGTTTACAGCCAAGACTTGGACAAATCTGGAAGATCGCTACAACTTCCTTCAGGAGATTGATGGACAGGATGAATGGAATGGCAGTATCCGTAGTGCCAAGAAAAACGCCGCAGAGACCAATCTGGATCGCTTGAGCGTCGAAGACCGAAGCGCCATCCTCGCACGGGCTGCTGTTGTCCCCTTCCTTGAAAGCGCCATCAACCACTACTCTGCCCAATTGCAGAAAGTTAGCGAGTCCAAGGACGCCGAAATCAAAGAACTTAAGACCCAACTAGAAGGACTGGTTGGAGCTACTCCGAGTCTTGGTAAAGCCACCGAAACGGATGCCAGCGAAGAAGACGAAGATGTGGATAGCTTGATGAATTTCGGAAAATCTATATTCCGTTAAAATTCTGCTATTGACAAATTTAGGGAAATGTAATAGTTTCCCACCAAGACTTAAATCCGAGTTGGTCGCGGATGCCTCGCTGGCGGGTTAGCCTTCAAAATTTGTAGCCGTAAATCTCTGGTCGCGGCCCAGAAACTTAACCGATAGACGGGCATTCCATGCCCATCAATCAAACCTAACCCTTAAACTAAATAGAAAAAATATACTAATATGTCAGCACAAACTGCTACCACCTGTGAAGCCATTAGTGATCAGTTTCAACGCGAAACTGGACGCATCGCTCTTGGTACCCATCGCTTGGGTCTTTATAAAGATCCCTATATGCGTTTCGTAACGCAATCCGCTTTCCCCGACAATATGGGCGCGGTTATCACCAACACCATCGCCCAGCGCACTGTTGCCGTTGGTAGCGGTTGGGAAGATGTCGGCGTCACTGGCGTTGATGGCGAAGCCAACTCCTGCTTGGCTCCCGTCAAAACCGTTGGCTATGCCTTCGATCAGAAAACCTTCAAACTCCGCCATCAGGCGATTGAGTCGAACTGGATCTGCTTGGAAGACGTTCGTACTTCGGCGTTCCCGATTGACGATGTCAATAACTACATCAAGATCCTTGCCGACAACGTCAACAAAGAGTGGGTTGAGCGTTATGACAACGACTACTACGAAGCCGTGACGAAAGTCTCTGTGGAACCTGGCCTTGCCGAGTCCACGGGATCGACTTTTGGTTCGCTGCCGAACCCGACCTCCGTCCTCACGGTTGGCGTCCTTCGCGAACTCTATGATCGTCTCTACCAGAACAACGCTGGTGATGACGGTGATGCGGTGACCGATGACGGCTCGCCTGTGTTCAACGTGTTTGCCGAACGCGCCACGATTGAGAACCTGATCAAACTCAACGAAGATGTCCGTCAGGATATCCGCTGGAGTGATCGCGTTAACGATCTGCTTGGTGCTAATGGCTCCTCGCTCCTGCCCCGTAAGGCTTACGGTGGATTTGTGTTCCATAGCCGCCCGTTCCCGAAGCGTTTCAACGACAACGGTTCTGGTGGTTATACCGAAGTTGCTCCTTACGTCTCCACGACTGGCGCGACCAAAGGCACGAAGTTCATCATCAACCCCGCCTACAAGGCTGCGAAATACACCTCCACGGTTGTTTTCCATCCGAAGGCCGTTGAGTGGCTTGTCCCGAATCCTAACTTGAAGGTTGGAAAACTCGTTTACGATGCCCAAAACTATCGTGGCGATTTCCGCTGGATCAATGAGTTCGACCGCAATTGTAACCCTGACAAAAACAGCGGTTACTGGCGGGCGAAGATGGCGTGTGCCGCGAAACAGGTGTTCCCTGAATTCGGCTATTACATCCTCCACTTGCGCTGCAACCTTGCGGCTGACTTGGTGGCATGTCCTAGCGGAAGCGGATACGGCTACCTCGCGTAATAGCTAGTCTCTATTCATCAAGGCTTGCCTTGGAGTAAAATCTAAGGCAAGCTCTATGAGGAGAGAATAACTAAGGGGTTGCAATGTCTTCTGGAATGGTGTAGTCTTTCACCATGTCCTATAAAGAGTGGAAACAGAAGTGGAATGCTGAATACAATGCTCGTCCTGATGTTAAAGAAAAGAAGCGACTGCATGCCCAGCGCCCCGAAAACAAGCTGAAGGAAAAGTTAAGAAAGCAGAAGTATAATCAGCGTCCAGAAGTCAAAGAGCGTAATCTTGCGCGGCAAAACACGCCTGAATCCAAAGAAAAAAAGAGGCTGTATTCCCAAAGGCCAGAAGCTAAAGAGCGTCACAAGCTTTCTATAGAAAAATATAAACAAAAAAACCAAGAACGTATTAAGGAGTGGGGGCGCATTTATAGGGAAAAGAAAAAGAACGATCCCGAAACAACAAGAAAAAGGCAAAAATACGAAAGAGAAAACAAGCAAAAAATCCTCAAGCGCCGAAAGGAAAGACTCAAAACAGATATTAATTTTAAAATAAAAACACTAATGCGTGGTAGAGTCTGTAAAGCTCTAAAAAGGAAAAAACTAAAACAGACGCTACATCTTTTGGGCTGTGATGCATCGTTTTTAAGAAACCATTTAGAGTCTCAATTCGTTGACGGGATGAGTTGGAATAATTGGTCAAAATACGGATGGCACATTGACCACATTGTCCCATTTGGGGAATTCGATCTAAGCAATCCAGCCCATCAAATAGCAGTCTGCAATTGGAGAAATCTTCGTCCTCTTTGGGCAAAAGATAATCACGAAAAAACTGACAAATTAACACCAGAGGGCGCAATACTGAAAGTCGAGTTATTAAGGATTGCAGAAGACATATATTCTAAAGAAGCAGCTTGACTGTTATCTTGGTTTAAACTAGTCTCAAATAACTAACTATATTAAATTTATGAAAATTCCCATCCCAACCGATTTTAGTCTCCCTGAAGATATCTCTGAGGGCGATTCCTTTGAAGAACTTTTTACCGTTCGCCTTGAGGGAGATTCCCTCGTTCCCGTTATGATTGCTGGCGTCGAGATTGCGGCTGAAGAGGCCGAAGACGAAGACGAGATGGAGGATGAGGCTGCTGACGAAATGGAAGCCGCTGCTCCTATGGCTGGCATGGGCGAGCGTATCATGGGCATGGCTTAAAGGACGGAGACCATAGGCTATGGCTCTCCCTACTTTAGATGCGGTGTTTGCTTCGGCGGCGGATCTGCCCCGAAGGATGATGCTTGCCAAGTGGCTTGTTGAAGAGCTTGGATCTGGCGCTATTGCCGATTGCTATGATCTCCCAGAACGTTATCTCTGGGCCAAGATTGCCGTAGCCGCAGGCGCACCCAAGACCGAAGCAGATTATATCTCTCTTCCTAAACAATATGTGTGGAAGGCTATCTATGATGCGGTTTCGGGGGCGAGCGCGGGCACTACGGACTGGAGTGAGAAGCAGGCTTTGGGGCATATTGCCGCCGCCTATCGCGGAGACACGGCCAACCCAGCAAACCTAGCCACCTACATTGACTGGCCTTGGCGTTACAAGGTCGCATCCATTATTACGAGTTTGACAGAGCAAGAACCTCTAGTTGATTATTTATATATAGCAAGTGGAGTTGGTTTATCTCCAAATATAAATAATTTTAGATTTTATGATAGTGGACTAACTCAAAATGGGCAACCGATATACTATGATGAAACTAATGTTTATTGGTTAACATATATTGCTGCTGCTTGGATTATTGCTCCAATTGGAACAGTCGGCTCATCTGGTTTATTTTTTAAATCTGACGGCATAAATCCTATTGGATTATATTCTGGATTTAGTGGCTATACTGGAGATGTTACAATTAATGCAATTTAATTTTATAGTAAATATCAATAAACTATGAGCATTGAAGAAATACCAAGACGCAGAGGGATGGAGCGGGGAGTGAAGCTCACGATGAGCGAGTTGATTGCGGGGATTGCTCTGATGGTTACTTTGTTTTCGGCGCTTAATGGATGGGTTGTCTTGCCAGAACAAATGCGGTCTATCCAAGCCAATGATGCTAAACAGGATGCGCGGATTGAGCTTATTCAAAAGGAGGCTGTAGCCCGCAACGAGACTCTAGCCCGAATTGACGAGCGCACAAAAAGAATCGAAGATTACTTGAAATCCAAGGGATTCTAGTCTAGCTTTAAATCTATGAAATCATTCTTTGCCAAAATCTGGGGGATCACCTCCAATGTCTTTAACTTCTTCCTTCCTGTCCTTCGGGAAATTGCCTCCTCTTCGGTAGCAGTCCTTCTCCCAATTGCTTTGGAGATTGTCCAGTCGCTCGCCTCTACCGACAAGACGGGAGCCGAAAAGCGCGAGGCCGCAGTCAAGAAGCTCACTGCCGCAGCTAAAAAGCAGGGCGTTAGCGCCTCTGAGTCCCTGATTCGTTTTACTGTTGAATCGGCGGTTCAACGCTACAAGCTGGAGCAATAACCAAATGAAAGATAAAATCCTCGCATTTCTAGTTAGCAAGCTGGGCGGAGTCATTACCCCCCTCATTGCCATGGTGGTTGCCGCGATTGTTTCCCGTCTCGCCATGGTTGATCCCAAATTGGCGGAGTCCGTTGATCAAGTCAGTCTTACTGGCTTCATTGTAGCCCTGCTTATCTCTATCGTTAACTACGTCACCAACGAGGTGAACGTCAGGGGTGTGAAGAAGATCCAAGCCTTGGTTCATACTGACGAGGATGGGGTGGCTGGGCCTATTACCTATACTGAAGTTCGTCGGGCTATTGCCATCAAGAAGCCCGTTCGCCGCAAGAAGAAATGAGGCTATCCCATGAAACCCTTAAAGCAATACTCGTCCCAGTCCCACCCAAAGAAGATCGCAGAAATTTCTTTGTCCGTCTATTCAGTTCCATCCGATTCACTTCCAAAATCAAGTGGCGCAATGATGGAAAAACTTCCGTCTCCATCGGAGTCCGAGGTGGAACGGATCTATAGGAATTGGGATATCGGTCAGAGGCAGTGCAAATGGTAAATAAACTTGCAGACATTGCGCTTTCGCAAGTCGGAGTTAAGGAAGTTGGCGGAAACAATCGCGGTAAGAAAATCCGCGAGTACCAAGCTGCAACTAACTTAGCACCAGCAGCTTGGCCATGGTGTGCTGCTTTTGTTGATTGGTGTGTGGCTCAATGGCTCAATGACAAGGAAGTTGTGTCTTGGCTTGGCCTAAAGACCATGACTACTAGTAAGTGGCGTCCAAGGACTGCCGCTGCTTTCGGGCTGATTGAATGGGCTAAGAAGCGCCCGAACACCACTCAAGTTATCTACAATACAAAGGCTCCCAGAGTTGGAGACATTGCGGTCTTTGATTTCTCCCATACGGGAATTGTGGTGGCTACAAGCAAAACAATGTTTGATTGTGTTGAGGGCAATACAAACCAGCGCGGAACCAGAGACAGTGATTCGGGTGACGGGGTTTGGATCAAGAGCAGAAACCATTCTTTGGCAAGATGTTACATCAGAATTAATCAGTCGAAAGTTAAATGAAAGAACAACCCAGTCCCCGAAAGAAAAAGACCTACCGCAAGCCCGAAAACAAAACTTGCCCCTATTGCGGCTCAGAAAATATTGAACGAATCCAAGTTCACCATGTCGGAGTAATCAAGACATGCAAGAACTGCCGCGAACAAATCGACTAAACTCATGGCTTCCCATGACAAAAGACTGCAAGAAGTCTTGGATAAATTGGCCAAGGATCTTGTTGAATACTTTGATTCGGGCTTTGTCGTTGCTACCTTTCAGGACGGGGCCGAAACCAAAAATGCTTTCCTTAAGTTCGGAAATGATTACGCCATCGAAGGCATTGTATCCAATATCCATGACATCCTTTACGGGCAAGAAGAGGATGAGGACGGGGATGACGATTTAGATGACGGGGATCTTAAGAAGATTATCAAAGACTCTTAATACAATGGCTAATGGAACCCTATCTTTCTCCCTTCCAGAAGAGCGACAAGAGTTTGAAGATGCTTGCAAAGCAGGGGATTTTCGCGCTGTTCTTGACAATTTTGATAATGAGTTACGCTCTCATCTTCGCCATAATTCTCATCCCGATTGGAATAGCGCAACTATTGAAGAAGTTAGGAAAACTCTTTACGATCTGATTGCCGACTACGGCATCCAAATCCACTAACCACCGCCAATACAACACATGACTACAGTATACATCTGTGGCCCTATGAGGGCACATCCAAACCTTAATCATCCTGCATTCTTTGAGGCCGAAGACGCTCTTCTTAAAGCGGGATATCAAACTATTAACCCCGCAAGGATGGATCAAGAGCTAGGGTTGGATCCGCATAACTCCCAGATGGATAGCAAGTTCATTGAGGAGTGCGCCAGAAGGGACATTGATGCGGTCTTTGAGTGCGACGAGTTGGTTCTTCTTCCCAAATGGGAGAAGTCTAAAGGAGCCAGAGCGGAGGTTGCCGTAGCCCAATGGCTGGAAAAACCCTTGCGTCTTTATCCATCTATGGTTAGATTAGACAAAGAAGATGTGTGCGACATTGCCAAGCGCCTTACTTCCTATGATCGCCAGACTGACTACGGAAGCCCGATTGAAGACTTTACCAAGCAAGCCAAGATGTGGGGAGCCATCCTTGGGGTCAATGTAACCCCGCAACAAATCGCTATGTGCATGATTGCGGTCAAACTTTCCAGACTCACCAACTCACCCCGCCATCGTGATAGTGTGGCTGATATCTGCGGCTATGCGCGGTGTTTAGATCTCTGTAACCAAGCAACCTCTTTATGAGTAAAAAAATAGCAGTCCTATCGGACTTCCACTGCGGCCACAAAGTAGGGTTAACCCCGAAAGGCTATCTGCCAGAAGAGCCAGCCGAAGAGCGGTCACGTTGGGTTAACGCCAATAAAGCCTACTACAACTGGTATAGCCAGAACATCCGCAAAAACGGCCCCTACGATATCATCTTCATTAATGGGGATCTTGTAGACGGAACTGGCAAGAAGTCGGGCGGAACGGAGCAGATCACTACCGATATGGAAGAGCAGTGTGATATGGCAGTTAAGATTATCCGCGAAATCCCGAAATCCAAAAACTGCAAGATTGTTATCACTAGGGGCACCCCATATCATACAGGAGACTCAGAGGATTGGGAGAACATCATTGCAGAGCGTGTAGACGCCACAATCGGAGAACATGAGTGGGTGGACGTAGAAGGGGTTGTATTTGACCTTAAACACCATCCAGCGGGCTCCAGCGGCATTCCCCATGGTCGGCACTCAGGAGTGGCCAGAGATCGCCTTTGGAATCTCATATGGTCTGAAAAAGAGCTACAGCCCAAGGGGGATGTCTTTATCCGCTCCCATGTCCACTACCACAACTTTGCAGGAGGCCCAGACTGGCTGGCTATTACCACCCCAGCCCTTCAGGGGTTTGGTTCACGTTTCGGAGCCAGACGATGCACAGGTATCGTGGACTTCGGATTCTTGATCTTTACAGTTAACAAAGGAACATACACATGGCAACCCATTATAGCAAAACTAGAGGAGCAAAAAGCTCCAATGATAAAATTGTAGTCCCGTCTTGGGATAGTGTGTGGGAGTCGTTCGACAACCACAATCAGAAGACCACCATCGAGGCAATGAACTCCGATGGGTGGAGGACGGTTGATCAGGTAATACAAAAAACTGGTCTGTCAAGCCCTCGCATCTATAACATGGTTCGCGAAGGAAAGTTTGAGACAGTTAAAAAGAAAGTGTTTTATGCTGGAAAAACCAGAGACATTAAGTTTGTCAGACCAAAGGCTACCACTTGCCAATAGGACATTTTTCGGTAGCCATGCGGAGTTTTGCCCAAGTGGAGCATCCGCATTTTGTGCAGCGGCCAGTATTTTGAAATCCACTCTTGTCCCAAAACTCGCATTTTGAACAGGCGTCAATTCTTGATTGTAGTGTGGCTTCGTCGGCAAGATGAAACCCCGATTCTGCCCATTTTTTAAAAGCCTGATTTGCGGTTTTTGCCATTGTGAAAATTGATGGGCCGTCCTTGGTGTCGGCACCAAGGCTGCTTTTCTTATATTCTTCAACGGATTCTTCAGCGGATAAGGCGGGAAGCGCAAAGTCTTTTTTAATTCGCTCATAATCTTCTTCGTTTATAAGAACGCTATATTCGTATACGTTTCCCGACTTGAGCATTTCTTCCACATAACCAGACTTTCTTTGGTCTGCTACGGATCTTAAAGCGGCAATTGGTATTTTTCTCATGGAGGAGGAGTTGGATTTGTTGAATTCCACCATTCATCAAAATCTTCTTTTTCTTGTGGAAGAGGTGGAAATCCGCTGAAAGGATTGTATATTTCAAATCCAGATAGCGACAATTCTCCCCCACTAAACCCCGCGCTTAAAAGTTCCATGTTAAAGAAATTTGCCTCAACTTGTGTTCGCGGTCTAACATAAATAGGCGGAGTGTAGTCTTCTAAAGCACTCCAAGCCACAACGGTTTTAATTTTTATTTTAAATGAGTCTGCTCTGTCTCCGTATACTCCGTTATATTCGGCCATTGAGTTAATTGCAGCTTTCGATGCCATCAGCCCATCTTCTGGAGGATTTAATGTTGAAGCATCTAAAACGAATTCTCCTAATCCATCATCAACGTCCGCCCCAACAGATAAATAGTTTGGCGGAGAAATCAAATCGCATCTTCCACCGCTTGATTTAATGTTTATTACTTGTTCGGTTATTTCTTGTTCTATAACGTTTACCGTATAAGAATAAGAATAATTTTCTGGGTTGAATGCTGGTAAAAGATCATATTCTGCCTCTAGGAGCCAAACCTTCAAATAGCAAGTTTCTGGAATAGAAAAAGCTATTTTTCCATATGATGATGCCTTTGTTAATTGTAATTCTTTTGTTAATTCTGGATCAAAGGTTACATCAAGTGGGTCGCAGTCTGGGTAACCATCAGGATACCAAAACTCTTTATATACAGACATAGGAGAAAAATTTTCGTTTTTAAACGCAAAATACGGATTGAAATAAGCTGTTCCACATATTGCATAAAGGGTCGAGCTTCTAGCAAAAAGATGATTTCCACCTGTTGGATTAATGTAAGGAAGGCTTGCTGGATTTGCTGCTGCGAGTCCTGTATTTACCAATTGATTTAGGCTGCTTGAAGTAAATTCATCCCCTCCAATTGAATGTTCGGCTGTTACTGTTTGAAAATAGGCTGGGCCGCAACCATCTCCGCCGCTAACCGCTGTAAACGAAATACTGTCCGCACTTGCTGTAAAATCAGGCTCAAACCAACCCTGTCTGTCATCTCTAAAAAAATAAATTCCGTTGTCTTCGCCGTTAACAGTTTTCAAAAAATTGACAGCAACACGTTGAAGCGGATAGAAGCTATCTCCATAAAAATAAAGTGGTAAAAGTTCTGTATCTGGAGTTTCAAAATCAAGAGTGATTGTTAGGTCTGTGGCTGGAACTGTTATTCTATCATCGCATTCGTCCCCCGCGACCGTGTATTCGTTTCTTGTAAATGTTTCTTCTTTGTAAATTTTATAATACTCCATCATGTGTGTTTGTGGTGAAACTGGCCCAAAGTATTTTGAGTAAAACTCGCAAGGATGTGGAGGGGCTTCTAGGTTTCTGAAGCGCCACAAAAGGATAAAACTTGCGAAACCTGTGGTTATCCAATTTGCCTTACGGTGATTTGCCTCCACATCATAGGCGTCTAAAGAATTCATTGATGAAACAATTTGTTTTTGTACAAAGAAAACGCTTCCATCTACAACGGATGTGCAGCCTTCAGAGTTCTGATAACAGCTTCTGCAAAATGTTTCGTATATCATAAGTTATGATTTATCGCCAAAGTGCCGCTTTATAGAATGGGGCTTGTGATCTAAATGGAATTCGGCAAATTGTTGCATAGACGCTACCACATCCAAAGTTTGAAACTCTTGGAGTGCCGTTTGTGTATGAATAGCTTCCAAGAGATATATAAAATGAAGAGTCGGTGTTTTGCGGCGTGCTGCCTCCTCCATTTACGGCAACTGACGTAATATTTCCATTGCTTACGTCTATGTTTACTTCCGCCCACACATCTCCAGACCCGCTGTTGGCAATTGACTTGCCGTCCGCTGGGTCAAATCCCGAAGGAACCTGTCCCGCTACTGTTCCAGCACCAACCCATACTTGTTGTGTTGTATTCGGCGGGGTTCCTACGGTTTTAATGTAAAGGGCGAGCCCAACACACGAACCACCTACAGCGCCACCACCATCCAGAGTTAAATCTGAAATTGGATCTCCAGCGGATCTCTGAACAGTTTCGTTGTTTTGTTGATTGAATATTTGTGGAGCAAAATCACCCACACCAGATGGCGAAAGCCCGCTTAAAATTGGTGCTATAGTTCTTCCGCGAATTCCACCACCGTCATTTTCCCATGACGGAGAGGTCGCAATGATTTGCTTGATGATTTGATCGTAACTGTTCACGGATGAAAGGCCGTATAAACTTCTTGAATCCAGATTCCGAATCTCCACTTTTCAACCCTAACGGCAGCTATATGACTGTAGCCATTTACAAGAGAAGATCCCAATGGTGAGCTTGATCCAAGTTCAAGATTTGCTTCTGCTGTTGCCGTTGCTTGGGCAAATGTAGCTGGATAAGAACCCGCTGGAACGCTTCCAGAAGACGCTGTAAATGTTGCACTCTCCCCGATGGGCGCTGTTGCGTTTTGCAATGTTGGATTGCTATGGCAAAATGGGCCAAATTGAACACTATTCGCAAAGTTGTTAATTTCTTCACTATATCCACCACTGCTTCCAGTTACAGAGCCCCCAAATCCTCCTATTCCTGTTTTACTGTTTAATGAAACCCCCTTGCCCTTAATTGTTACTGTTCCATAAACGGGTTGAAACAAAGTGGCTGTTGGAATGTTTGTTGGTGGGGAATTGTAATAAGTGCGCGTTACTCTGGCTCTTACACTTCCCCTGTGCCCCCTTTTAATTTTTGTATAAACAGCGCCAATAATTCTTGCTGATGCATTGGCATTTGCTTGTGCCGACCAATTGTATTCATTGGCAATAATTTCTGCAACATTCAAACCTCCAGAAGATCCAGCGCCACCACCAGAAGAAAAATCCCAATCAATTCCAATCTCTTCTAAAATGTCTGGATAACTTACATCGATTGATGATTCAAATGTTTCTGGAGGCGGGATGTCATCTACAGAAGTTATAATTTGAATTGAATTGTATGCATCAATTGGGGTTATTTCGGCAATTTGATTGTCAGAAACGGATGGGAGCGGTGTTCCAGCGGCAACCAGTGTTTTTGTCGTTGTAAAAATAACTCCAGTTTCAGAATCCTTTTTTGTTTCTGTTAGGGAAATTGGATCTAAAACCTGAACTTTTTCTCCGAGAAACTTTCCTTTTCCAAGTGGGGTTTTTCTGTTGGACAAAATTGTGTACCCAACATCGATTGTCCCATCTTCGTTATAGGTTTCTGTGACCGTTTCTTCACCCCACTGCCCAGTTTGTTTTCCAATCAATGTCCCTTCGGATGCTTGGTCTCTGGATGTCGTTCTTGTTCTTTTGGTAAAAACCGATACTTGCTGTACGCTTTTGGCAATGTCATCATCACCAAGATTGACATCTGATTCCGAAATATTTGCACCTTCTTTAGTTATTTCGCTTGTGGTTGTCGGAAGTTCGATCCTGAATTTTGTGGGAGCGGGGTCTGGAATTTCTTTTGAGAAAGATTTGTTTGGAAAAACTTCTGGAGTGTCAACGATGCGCTCGACTAAGGATTCAGCGTCCTCACGGGAAACTTCAACTGTGCGGATTGCCGTGGGAGACGGAGGCACATAATTATCAGCCCCCCTGCGTTGGGTGGTAACAGTTACAAGCTGACCTTCTTCATTTGTTGTTTTGCCAACAAGTTGTGGCCCATCCACCTTGTAGGTCTGGACAATCTTGACTGAAAGAAATTCGTTGTATGGTTCGTAAGAGGTCTGGGTGATTACTCCGTTAACGTTCTCAAGAGTTCCCTCTTCTTCGCCTGTTGGGACAAAAAGTTGGCGGCGTTCTTGGACTGCTCCACGGGAAGCGTCATAAAAATCCCGATCCCGAATAGGAAAAAGCGAATTGCCATCATCGTCGGTCTTGATCGACCAAGCTTCCTCAATCTCGGTATAGACAATGGCAGAGCCTTCGCGAGCCTCATAGTTAACCCTCTGGTCGGGGCCAAGGCGAGCAACCTGACCCTCGTTTTTGACTGAACGTCTACGTCCTTGGATTGGGCCTAGATCGTCATCGTAGCGGGTAAAGGGAACCCAAGGGGCAGGCAAGATCTCGTAGATGTGGGTGACGATCTGGTCTCCAGAGGCTGGTTGTGCCCCTGTAAAAACATGGTTGGGATAACGTTTGCTGTCGGGGTGTGGGCTGAGATCTTCGGGAACCTTGTAGCCAGCAGTTCTAGGATCAAGCCTGATGGCAACCACGGGGTAATCGCGGTCATTGGCAGCATACGAGGCAACGTAAAAACGTGAAATCGGAGGATAATCAGCCATGGAATCCCGAAAACTTACTCTAAAAAGAAGATGGCGGCAAGATGATTTTCAGCTTGCATTGATTAGCAGAAGTGATAAGTTACGCGCTTGGAAGGCACTCGTCTTCCTGTTTTCATGTGTGTGGGGCGGGGTCGGGCTAAAAACTCGGCCCCGCTTTTTTTTGAACGCTTGACAAGTTGGGGTGTCGGATATAACGAACATCTACCTATATGGCATATCAATCAAACCAACCCAAAGCACCAGTCCTCTCACATTTTACCTTGGCCAAAAATGGGCCAAAACTCGTAGCCGTCAAATCTCCGCCTAAGTGGGTGAAGTCAAATAGCTTATGCGTTATCGAATTAATCGTTGATGGCGTAGCCCATGTGTATTTTACTGAGAACAAGGACATTGCGTCGAAGTTCCAGCAATATGTAGGCAAGTCCGTAGTGCTGATTGCTTCTGGTAATTCCAAGCAAAAGACTGACTCTATGGAGATTCAGCCTGCTGGGGTTCCCGCTTCCAGTCTGCCCGCAGCCCCAATTGCCCCGCAACAAGCCCAGAAGCCCGCAGAAAAGGTCATTACGGCTCCAGCCCATCCAGATAAGGATGCCAAGCAATTCCTATGTCAGGCGGCAAACCTGATGCGTTTGTGCGTCAAGAAGGCCAACGACATTGCGGTGGAGCTAAACCTTCCAGAGCAGCATCGTCAGGGAATAGCGACCACTCTCTTCATTCAGGCAGATCGCCAAGGCCATATTTCAGCCATGCCCATTACGGCATACACCCCAGAACAACTTGGCTTCGGGGCAAGCAAGGCCGAATCCCTGAACAGTCCACAAGCGAATGACTAATGAGCGAGAGCGCGGAGATTCCAGCCGAAACCATGGCATCGAAATTCTGTCGCATGATAAGGGATCATTCCTCGTTCAAAGTCGGACGAATCGCGAAGACTACTACATGGTGGAGTTCGCTACCGATGAAGTCGGGGATATCACAGGGTGTTCCTGCACTTGTTCTGGCTATCAATTCCGCAAAGAATGCTTCCACATCCGATACCTCTGTAAACTCTTGGGCGTCCAAGCGCCGAAGCCAACAAACAACAACCAACTAATAGCAGCATAATATATGAAGAAGAAATCCAAAGCACAAAAAAAAGTGGCAACCGTAATGCGTGAATTTTCCAAGGGGAAACTCAAGAGCGGTTCGGGCCAGAAGGTTACGAATCCCCAGCAAGCGAAGGCTATTGCAATGTCGGAAAGTGGCATGGCTAAAAAGAAAAAGAAACGCTAGTGCGCGTATCGAACATATACAACCTCCCGCAGCCGTTCGTTGACTTGGTTAGCGAGGACACCTACAGCAAGGGCGAGTCCGATATTACTACTACGGGGTTGGCCCAGCCCCCCAAGATTTCCGAACTGTGGAGACGCCACGGCAACGAGATTACCATGGACTGTTCCGAGAAAGTTTGGACAATGCTGGGAACAGCTAACCATTACGTTCTGGAGCAAGTGGCGAAACGCAATCCTCAACGCTACGTCTGCGAGCAACGATTCTACGTCTCAATTGATGGCGTAAAACTTGGGGGACAGATCGACCTTTATGACCGCGAGACCGAAACATTGTGGGACTACAAGGTCAGTAGCGTTTATAAAGCGATGAGCGATGACAGGCTTGAGTGGACAAAACAGGCCAACGTAAACAAACTCCTGTGCGAACACAACGGAATCCACCCCAAGAAACTGGCCATCCTACTTGTCTGTAAAGATTGGAAGCGCAAGGACGCCGAATTCAAGGCCGACTATCCCAAGTGCGCCATCCAAGAAATCCCGCTCCAGATTTGGCATGAGGCCGAAACAATGGCCTACATTCGCTCTCGTATCGCCTTGCACAATGCTGCAAAACTGGTAGAAAAAGAGGATGACATCCCCGTCTGCACCGAGGAAGAGCGTTGGAGCAAACCCACAACGTGGGCCGTCCTCAAAGAAAAAGGAGCGAAACGTGCCGTTAATGGTGGCGTTTACGGATCTGAGGCTGAAGCTTTGTTACACTCAAAAAGAATCAACGGTCATGTTGAGAAACGGGAGGGTGAAGAAACAAGATGTCTTA